TTGGATCTTTTGCCCCCAAAAACGGCTCTATAAGCCACTATCAGGAAGCATCTGACTAACTATGACTCAAAACCCTCAAACAGGCTTAGAACAGCCTCCTACGGCTTACCTAGGGGCGACAGAGCCCCGTATTAGGTCAAAAGCGGTCGATTTACCTTCCAAAGGGCAAGAAATGATCGACTTTGTGGAGAAAATCATCGATCCAGTTACTGGAGAGTACTTCAAACTGCTCCCTTGGCAGAAACTTTTGGCTATTGAAATGCATCGCGTGAAGCCTGATGGGCGCTGGTATCACAATGAAGTTGGGGTCATTATTGCTCGTCAGAATGGTAAATCTACCTTTATGCAGCTGCGTATTCTGGCTGGAATGTTCCTTTGGGGTGAGCGTTTACAGGTTCACACAGCACACAAACTAACAACCTCATCTGAAATCTTTTGGAAAATCGACGAGATCATCCAAGCCAATGAACAACTTGTGACTCGGTTTGTAAAGAAGTACGAAACAAAGGGTAGCCAAGAGATTAAACTCAATGATGGCACTCGATACCTGGTAAGAGCCAACAACTCAGCTGCTCGCGGTATTGCAGCACCTGATGTAATTCACTTGGACGAAGTACGCGAGTATAAAGACGATGAAGTGTGGGCATCTTTGCGCTTTACTCAAATGGCAAGCAAAAATCCGCAGGCAATTATGTATTCCAATGCTGGAGATCAACATTCAGTCATTCTTAATCGCATGAGAGAACGCGGACTTGCAGCTGCGGCCGGCGCAGACGATCCGATTGGCTGGTTTGAATGGTCGGCAGAGCCAGGTTGTCCCATTGATGATATGAAGGGCTGGCAACAAGCAAACCCGTCACTCGGACATACGATCCACATCGACAATCTCAAATCTGCTATGTCAGATGATGAGTCTATTATTCGCACAGAACTTTTGTGCCAATGGGTAAGCCAGATCAACCCAGCCATCAATCCGTCAAGTTGGACAGAGTGCGCGCATGAGGGTACGCTCGCTTTGGATCGGGAGCAACCGACTTGGATGGCTATTGATCTAAGCCCAGATCGAAAAGCAGCTGCACTTGTTGCAGCGCAGCGACTTGTTGGGGACAAGTTCTGCGTTGTATTACTGGAGACGTATTCGAATCCAGTTTCGATTGACGATAAAGACCTTGCGAACAGTATCGCTGTCTGGACGAAGCGTTATAGCGTGGAGACGGTCGCTTATAGTCGTCAGACGGCAGGTGCAGTTGCTTCTCGATTGGCTCCAGCAGGAATCCCAACAACTGCCATCGATGGGGCGCTTTATGGGCAAGCCTGCGATGAAATGTTGTCGGCTATTACCTCCCAGCGCTTAGTTCATACAAATCAGGCAGAGTTAAACAAACAAGTTTTATCAGCGGTCAAACTTCCATTTAAGGATGGTGGCTGGTACCTTGGAAGAAAAGCGTCAGCTGCCACAATTTGTGCCACAGTTGGAATGGCTATGGTGTCTCACTTTGCGACACGACCAGACTCAGAAGTGGACATCGTGTTGGGTTGATTATGCTATAATTTTGTGCTAATGGCTATCAAAGATTTCTTTGTGAAGACTCCTCAACCTCAAACTTTGACGGTTGATGCAGCTGCGACCCCAGCACCTTTCAATAACTCAATTCAAAGTTATTTCTATCCTTTGGCATCTGCCAATCGTCAGCAGGCGATGGCAGTTCCAACAATCGCAAGAGCGCGGAATATAATCTGCTCGACTGTTGCATCTTTGCCATTAGAGCAAAGAATTAAATCTTCTGGGGTACGAGTTGAACCCAATCGCGTAATTAACCAACCAGATTCACGCGTCCCTGGATCATCTATCTATTCATACATCGCTGAGGATTTACTATTTCACGGCGTGGCGTATGGACAAGTGATGTCTATGTATGCAGATGGACGCATACAAGAATGGACACGCGTTTCGCCTGATCGTGTTACTTATACTACAAACGCAAACAACACAGAAATTATTGGCTACTCAGTAGATGGAACTGCGGTTCCTTCAATGGGTATTCGATCTCTTGTAGTGTTTAACGGTTTAGACGAAGGATTCTTATCTCGCGCAGGTCGCACAATTAGAGCAGCAGTTGCATTAGAAAATGCAGCAGAAGCATTTGCAAAAGAACCAGTCCCAATGATGGTTCTAAAGTCAAACGGCACAAATCTTACTAGCGAGCGTATCGGCAAATTGCTTGAAGCCTGGCGCGTTGCCCGTAGTACTCGATCAACCGCATTTCTAAATGCTGATGTTGAATTACAGGCAATGGGAATTGATCCTAACAAACTTCAATTAAATGAAGCCAGAATGTACGTCAGTTTGGAACTATGTAGAGCAGCAGGGCTTCCTGCCTATTTCGCATCTTCTGAAACAACATCAATGACTTACTCAAATGCAATTTCAGAACGTCGCTCACTTGTTGATTTCTCGCTACGTCCAATCTTGACTGCAATCGAACAACGTTTATCAATGCCTGACTTTGTAGGTCAAGGTAATGAAGTGCGTTATGCACTTGATGATTTCTTGCGTGGTAATCCTTTGGAACGCGCACAAGTTTACGAAATCCTAAACAGAATTGGCGCGATGAGCGTTGATGAAATCAGACAACAGGAGGACTTGTTATCATGAAAATAACAATGCCAGTAACAATTACGGCAAGTGATGCAGAGTCACGCATTATCGCTGGTCGCATCGTTCAATGGGATTCAGTTGGCAATACATCTGCTGGTCAAACGGTATTCTTGCCAAACTCAATTACTTTCAGCAAGAACACCAAACTGGTACTTGAGCATGAAATGACAAAACCGATTGGAAAAATTATCGAGTGGTCAGAGGATGAGTCAGGCGTAACGGCTTCCTTTAAGATCGCCAAGACAACCGCTGGCAATGACGCATTAGAGGAAGCAGCAACAGGATTGCGCTCAGACTTTAGCGTTGGAGTCAAAGTAGATGCGTGGGATAACAAGGATGGCGTTATGGCTATCAGCGCATCTAAATTAATTGAAGTTTCACTTGTAACTGAAGGAGCAATCCCAGGAGCAGAAGTGGAAAAGGTTGCAGCAACCGAAACACCTGGACAAGCTGCATCCGAATCAACCCAGGAACCTCAAATTGAGGAACCTAAGACCGAAGGAGATGACCTAGTGTCAGAAACCGTTTCAGAAGCAGTATCAACCGAGACGGTTGAAGCTGCAAAGTCAGAGGTAACTGCTGCGACAACACGTCCAGTCTTTTACACAAATCCACGCGTCAATCTTGACGTAACAGCAGGTCAGTATGCAATGGCACAGATCCAAGCAACACGCGGTGACGCAGATGCTCGCGATCTAGTTGCAGCCCTACAGGTAGCAACAGTTGCAGAAAACACAGGTATGGTTCCACCTAACTACCTAAAGGATGTTATCGGCATCATTGATAACTCACGTCCATTTATCGATTCAATCGAAACTGCAGCGCTTCCAGCATCAGGAATGAAGGTTTTCACACCTAAGTTGGGAACAAAGGCAACTGTTGCAGTAACAGCAGAGGGCGCAGAGTTCTCATCAACAGACACAACAGTTACCTTCCAAGAAGATACAGTTGTTAAGTTTGCAGGCGCTGGCATCATCGATGTTGAGTTGCTAGATCGTTCAGACCCTGGCTTCCTAGATCTATATCTACGTGAGTTGGCTGAATCATACGCAATCAAGACAGATGCATACGCAGCTCAGATTGCAGCACAAAACGCAACACAGTCATCAGCAGCAACAATCTACGCAGCTATTGCAAAGGGTATTGCTGACTCATACGGCGTAATGCGCTCAACACCAAACCGCCTACTTGTTGCTAACACAGGTGGCGAGGATGGTATCGATTTTGCTGGCTTGCTTGGCGCAGTAGATGGCTCAAGTCGTCCACTATACGCAGCAGCAGCACCATCAAATGCTAATGGTCTTGTAACACAGGGATCGACATCAGGCACAATCGCAGGTCTAGGACTTGTTGTTGATGCTAACTACACAGGCGATGACGCAAACGCAAAGCACGCTTTGGTTTACCCATCAAACGCAATGCGTTTCCATGAGAGCAACCGCATCGAACTACGCGCAAACGTAGTTGCTAACGGTCAGGTTGAAATCGGTCTATACGGATATGTTTGTGTAGTAAACCGCTACCCAGCAGCGTTCCGTAAGTTGAACGTAGCCTAATCACTTAATCATGGGGGGGCGGTTGCTCCCGATCGCTCCCCCAGCAGTTTAGAGAGGATGAAATGCCAAGTATTATTACAGCAACACAGTTGAGAACTGTACTTGGTGTTTCGTCTGCTCTTTACAATGATGCTTATCTTGATGACATCATCGACACATCTGAGGCAGTTATCTTGCCTCTACTTACAACTTTTGCATCACCAATCGCCAAGGTTTCGCTGACTGATAATGTCGCAACCTTTGAGACAGTAGGCATCCATGAGTTCACAGAAGGACAATCAGTTGTCATCGCTGGATGCGGATCACCATTTAACGGCACA